AAAAAAAAAAAAAAAAAAACCCCCCCAAAAACCAAACAAAAAAAAAAACCCGCCATTAAGGCGGTTTTCTTTTATGAGTTAAAACACTTAATTAAATCATCAAGCACTGCTCTCTCCTCTTTGTTTGCAGTGATAATCTCCAGCCTATCATTTACTCTAGATACAATCTCATCAATACCTAAATCATTAATCAAGTCACAATTTAGCGAGATTAGCCACAACTTAAACTTTTCTTTCATAACATTCCTCCTTTCCTCATTAATCATACCTTAATCAAAAGTGCGGTCTATTTTGGCTATTAATTTTTTCGATACAGATCGCAAAAACGATAAAAAATCGAGAAAAAACCACCTTACAACCAAAAAATCAACATTAAACCGCTCAAAAATTAGCCAATCAGTAAAATTTTTCAAGATTTCTTTCTGTTTAAAATCAATATTTTATAAAGTTTGCTTTATTTTATAGTTCAAAAAATAAGCAATCAATCAATTTTTCTTTAAATAAAACTTTACATAAAATAAAGAAATATTTATACTACACCCATCAAAACGAGATACACATGGTGAACAAGATGATTGAGATTTTAAACTTTAAAAAAGGAATTAGCGATAAAGCTCCAAATGGTTGTGATTTTGTAGTTGATGAGCTTGTTACTTACACAAATAAAAACGGAGTTAAGTTTGGGCCATACAAAATCATCGGGTTCGCCAAAGGTGTTAAAAACGTGGAGTCAGAAAGATTTATCCACTTAAACAATGAATGTTATTGGTTTCCAGTGAAGTTAGAAGAAATCAAAAAATTATAAAGTTTTTACTAAGCTCATCACGGTGGGCTTGAATAAAAATTTTAAATCGCTCTTTAAAAATCAGATTACAAGAAGTTTGCTCATAACGGCATTATGCGGTCGTGTAGATTAAAAGCCCTACCCTACATAATGAGAGTAAACGGAATGCCCACTGAAAGATGAGACCAGTGAAAAACTGACAGTTACAGAAAGTCAATTCGCAGTGGGGAAATATCTCAAAGCACATTTGAAGTACAGAGACACAGAGGCCTGTGAAACCTCTGCGAATGATAGAGAGAAGTGTGCTTTGAAATGGCTCTTTGTTGAGTTGGTTGTGGAAACCGACACCTTAAAAACACAAAATAAAATTTGTAAGTTGTGAAAAATAACACGGGTTCAAATCCCAAAAGAGCCTCCATCTAAAGCCGCTTTCAAATAGCGAATTAAACGCTCAATCTTCTTGAATAATTGATTGAAACGTTGAGAGCGGCTCTAGCTGGAAACAGCGTTTTTCATAATAAAAAAATCTCCTTTAGATTGGTTAGCCCCTAGCTGCTTTCACACTTTGGCACTAGGGGATTTTTTTTAACCAATATTCCCTAACCATACGAGGTAAACACTATGAACAAGTTAATCAATTTTCTTAAAACAACTGCTTACACAATCGCAACTACAATTTTAATCTGTCTAGTTGCTATGACAATGCTAACTGCTTTAGCGGCACAAGCAAGCGAACCAACAGCATTAGAGCGTGAACAAGCAAGAATTCAATGGATTGCCGAACACGGGCAATATCAACCAAATCTAACAGAGCCAGCTAAACAAGAGGCTATGGCATACACAAATATTAAACAAAAGGAATTAGACGATGCCAAGAATTAGATACACATCAGAAGTCAAGATAATCGAGACTGAAAACGGTTTTTTTATCGCAAGTCTAATCATTAATGGAGTGATTAACCACTCTACATATCCACAGCGTTCACAAAAAAACGCAATCTTGTTAATTAACCGACAAATTGAGCGCTTTAACGCTATGAATGAAGTCAGATTGCCACTATACGGGCAGAAACAAAGAAAGCCTAAAGGCACTAGCGACAAAATGAAAAAAGCCGGTAGAACTCGAATGATGAAGTCGTGGGTTAAATCTCTGGAGTTGTTTAAGGATTACACCAAGCAAAGATTAAGCCAGCCAGAAGATGAAAGACAGGTTTACTTCTCAAGTGCTGATTTGCATCGCCAGTTTAAGTTTTATCTATATACAAAACAAAGCGTAGTTCACAGTGGACTGCTTGCACCGCCTAAAGATGTAGTGTGGCAAGGTCGCAGAGCTTTAATTTCTACGTTTGACGAATTAACAGAATACTTTGGAAAAATTGAGGTGCTGATAAATGAGCATAATAGCCGAATGGGAACGCCAAGAATTCAATAAATGGGATAAGCAGTGCAGTAAACAAGATGACTACAACAGAGCAATAGAAATGGAAATAGAAGCAATTAAAGAAGATATCGCTAACGGTGATGATGATGTGATGTGTGCGTTTAGCGAAAAGATGTTTGATGATGAAGAATTTCTTAAAGCGGTCGCACTTGGCACTGACTATGAAGAAATGCGAATTAAAATCTTGACTGCTATGGCAGAAGAGAGATTAGAGCAGTTAGAAAAGGATTACAGAAATGGATACATCCTTAATAATTAACCGTAAAGAGAAAGATAAATCCGCCAAAGAAGAGCAAGAGCGCAAATTGAGTGAATTTCAAGATTGGCTAATGAGTGGAATTATCGACCCGCAAAGAGCAAAAGAAATCATTGAGCTTTATTACAAAGAAATGCCATTTTAGGTGAATAAAATGAAAATCTACCTTGATATTGAAACAATCCCAACACAAAGCAAAGAGCATCAAGATTTTGTATGTGAAAACCTTAAACCGCCTGCGAATTACAAGAACGAAGAAACGATTAATAAATGGCTTGAAGAAAACAAAGAGCTTGCAGTTAATAAGACTTCTCTTGATGGTGCGTTTGGTGAAGTTGTTGTGATTAGTGCGGCCATTAACGATGACGAAGTCGTTACATTTTATCGTAATGATTGGCAAGTCAAAGACCGTGAGAAAGACATTCTGACACGATTTAACAACTGGCTAAAAGAACAAGCTAACCGATGTAAAACCGTTCCGGTATTCATTGGACATAACGTAACGAGTTTTGACGGATTGTTTTTGTGGCAACGCTGCATTATTAATGGTGTGAAACCTTACTACAAAATGGATAAGCGAAACACTTACGACACGATGTGGGAATGGTGCGGATATAACCGAGAATCGAAACCTAGCCTTAATAAGTTATGCCAAGTGCTTAATATCGAGCAGAAAGGCGATATTGACGGCTCTAAGGTATGGCAAGCGGTACAAGATGGTCGTATTGATGAAGTCGCTGAGTATTGTGCCAAAGATGTTGAGCGAGTGCGAGCGATTTATAAACGAATGAATTTTGAGGTGTAGAAATGGCAGAGAAAAAACAATCGTTACAGCTTAGAGCGTGGGATTTGCTAAGTAAAATCAACGTTAACGATAAAACAGAAACGAAAGGCTCTGGGAAATTTGCTCTAACCTACCTCTCCTGGGCGTGGGCTTGGGGTGTACTTATGGAGTATTTTCCAGAAAGCATTTACGAAATACATCAAGATAAAATTATGCCAGATGACTCTGTAATGGTATCGGTAACGCTAACGATTAAAGATGGTGATGAGCAATTTAGTCGCTTTATGTGGTTGCCTGTAATGGATCACTTAAATAGAGCTATCAAAAACCCAACAGCTACGGATATTAACAAGGCGACTATGCGATGCCTTGCGAAAGCTATTGCGATGTGTGGACTTGGTCATTACATCTATGCTGGCGAAGATTTGCCAGTAGATGATGAAACCCCAAAGACAAAATCACAAGAACACTCTCAAAAATCAACCCAGCAGAATGTGAATTTTACTCAAAGTGAGCATTATCACGATGATGTTGAGAATTTAAGAAAGAGACTTCTTGGCAAAACAAAAGAACAAATTGAAAGCGAACAGCTTTACGATAAATCAATCAATTGGTTGAAAGAAAACAACCCCGATTTGATTGATGAATATAACTTGATGTTTAACGACTTCTTAGGAAATTTACTATAAGGAAACAAAATGAGCGTGAATAAATGCCTTTTTATCGGCAACCTAACCGCAGACCCTGAAATCAGAACAATGCCTAATGGAGAGCAAGTGGCTAACTTCACCATTGCACTTAACGAGCGATACAAAGCGAAAGACGGAAACATTGTAGAAAATGTTGAATATGTTCGCATTGTACTCTACCGCAGATTGGCAGAAATCGCAGGTCAATATCTTACCAAAGGCTCTCAAGTTTACATTGAAGGTCGTTTAAAAACTCGCAAATGGCAAGATAGCAATGGGCAAGACAGATACACTACCGAAATTCAAGGCGATAACTTACAGATGTTAGGCGGTCGCCAAGATGAGCCTAAACAACAAGCTAAGTCAAGCAAAGCTAAACCAGAGCCATTAAGTGCGATAGCTGAACAAGGTGATAGCTTTGACGACAATATTCCATTCTGAATTACGTCACTAGCCACTAACAAATAGTGGCTTTTTTATTATCCAAATTAATGAGGTTAAAAATGAAAGAACAACAAAAGAAATACGAGTTAACCGGTGAATTTATTGAGCATTGGAGCGGTAAAAAGCTATACCGAATTAGAGCGCTAGTTTCGTTTGGCGTAGTAGTGGCGGGACAACTTGGTGGGTTTGTTGAGTCAGAAAAAAATTTAGATCAATCTCTGTCCGGTGACGCTTGGGTGTACGGTAACGCTCGGGTGTACGGTGACGCTCGGGTTAGATCTCATGCGGTAATTTCCGAGCATAAAATGATTTTTGGGGCGTCAAATGTCGGTTCGGAAAACGGCACACTAACCGTGTTTAACGGTAGAGATGGGTTAATTGTAACGCGTGGTTGTTTTACTGGGACAGTTGATGAGTTTTTAGCAAAATCCGCCGAAGTGCATGATGATAAAACAAAAAATGAATACAAATTGCTAATCGAAGTGGCAAAAAGTCGAATCTTAGGTGTTAAAGATGAATGAAATCAATATAAACATTCCCTATTCAAGATTTTCCGATATTTTCGGGTGCTATTTTTATGTGCAAATGAATAGCGGTGACCCATCGGCTGTTACACGTGCGTTAGATGACGCTAAATACAGTTGGCTTATGTTTGGCTCTGAGTTGCGAAATGACATTATCCGGACGGCGGAATCAGCAAACTATCCTGCGGTAGTTAACAACTACGTAAATAATTTTATTGAGTGGGCTAACAGTCAATTTAGCACAAAGCAAGATCACAACACACCGCGACCGCTGGTTGATGTGTTGCCGGTGGTAAATATGGCAAAGGTAAACCATAAAGCGGGTGATTGATATGGCAATAGTGTTGGATTGGATGGCTATTAATCTAATTGCTCTCTATGCTGCCGTTATTTTTGATAGGAACCAAAAAAGAAAGTTATCGGAAGAAGCTTTCTTTTTTAACGTAAAAGCATGGCTTATCTCTCGTGGAGTAAAAGATGTTTAGACAGGACGTACAAGTATCAAATGGCAAAAGATACGTTGTCATTGAGTGTCAATTTGGACATGAGTGGGGAATGGTTAGAGAGACTAGGGAAACGGTCAGCGAGGGAGAGGCATTGGAAATCGTCCAATATTGGATTAAGTACAAAAGAATAAAACCAGAGCAAATTATGGTTATTGAAGCGCCTGACATTTGCAAGCCATGGTGAATTAATATCTAACAAATCCAATAGGCGTTCCAAGCGAGCGCCTTTTGTTTTAGGAGAAAGAAAATGAAAGAATTTAACTTAGAGAAAGCTTTAAATGGCGAGCCAGTGATGCTGAGAAACGGGAAAAAGGCTTACATTGGCCATAAAATTCCTGATTACTATGTTTATGATAACGGTGGAGAAATCAATTTCCCATTACATGGTTATATTATTAAAGCGTATAACATAATTGAAGTCCCTTATATGTTTTGGGATATAAATGGAAGAGCATATAAAGATGGCATTGATAACGCATCTGATATTGTTGGAATGTGGGAAGATCCAAAGATTAGCGTTGAAGATTTACCTAAGCCGTTTTATCCAGAAGAATCTGACTGTTATTTTTACATTTCGGACGGTAAAGTGGATTATAACCTATGTCATTCTAAGTACAGCGAATCTTCAATGCAGATAGCTCACAATGGTCAATCTTTCCGCACAAAAGAAGATGCTCAAAAATGGCTTGATTTTATGAAGAGTATGATGGAATAAGTTATGGATATTATTAATTTAATTAAACAGCAAACGCCTGAAGAAAGACAGGCGTTATTCAACGAATTTATTAAACTCTTAAACCAAAAAAGAGAATACGTTGATATTCCTGAGCGTATTGTATGCTCCGCTTGCCAAGTGTTTGCAGATAAGAGAGATGGCACTTTGGAGAATGGCGATCATATCATCCACGAGGTTTATGGTGTGCGCCATTATGACCAATTTATGCTTAAACAACTAGATACTCTAGAAAAGCAGTATAAATACCCTTTATTAGATTTTGATCAGGGCTTTTTAACAAATAAAGGGCGTTTTGTTGATCGCATAGAGGCGATGGAAATTGCCAAAGAGCAAGGGCAAGTTATACGGTTATCAGGCTCGCCTAATACTGATATTTTATTTTCAGAAGATTTATATTAGGAGTAAGTATGATAAATGAAGAGACTGAGGCTTGGCGCAAGTACCGTCAAGACAAAGCAAATAAACGGCTAAAAAATTTAGAATACAGCACTAATCTACTCAAAGAAAAAGGAATTCAGTTTGAATCGCATAATTTTGGCAAGCAGTTAGTCATTCTATGCGTTGATCCTAAAATAGATTTTTATCCATCAACAGGATTATGGATTGAGCGCACAACTCGTTATAAGGACAGAGGCATTCGCAGTCTTTTGGCGCATATAAATAACAAAAAGGAGTAAACATGACTTCACCATCTTTAGCCTATCAAGATGCAATGAATGGTATTGCTGATTTATATAACGCATTATCTAATGCGGAAAACGAGTTAGATAAATTAAAAAATCCATGGGTTAAATGTAGCGATAGATTGCCCGAGCCGTTTGATACGAGCGAAGAACTACGCAACTCAAGCAATAGACACTTAATTTATTATACCGAGGATGGCGAAAATTGGTTTGTTGATTTCGGGTGGTATTTATACGGCGATAGAAGGGAATCAGATGGCAATTTAATGCCACCATATTGGGAGTTAGACAATATAGGGTTATCAAACGTAGTGATTGAAGTTTCACACTGGCAACCACTGCCGCAACCACCGGAGGAATAAATTATGCCAAATTGGTGTGTAGGAGATTTAAAAATTAGAGGCGAATACGCTGATATAACGCATTTTTTAACGGAGTGCATTGAAGGTTGTGAGTGTAACATTGATGAATTGGGCACGTTAGAAATCAAAAACATTAGAGGGCAAGCAATCAAAGGGGCCCGACGTGTTTTTTGCGACAACCCAAATGAAATCATTGAGGGATATGAGCTGGAGAATGGATATATCGTTGTCATACGAATCTCAGCTGCATGGGTATTAAGTCAGCCTGAAATGATTGAATTAAGCAAAAAATTTAATGTTGATTTTAGGTTTTATGGATTTGAATGGGGGCAGGCATTTAATCAAGAGTTAGAAATCATAAAAGGAGTATTAACTTTAGATAAATTTATCGAATTTAAAAATTACACTTGGGAATGCTCTATGCCTTATCTTGGGGGATAAAACCAATTTACAGTCCATTAAATATCCCCTAACCCCTCTTTACAAAAGAGTGGGGGGGGTAAGTTAGATGAAGTGGGCTAACTAAAATAAATCGTTATAACCGCTCTTTATGGGCGGTTTTTTATTGGAGCAAAGAAATGTATAAAACACCTCTATTTGTTTGTAGATTGCTTGAGCGTGAGCCTGTAACTCCATGGAAAGAGTTGCTAGATAGCTTGGAGAATAATCCTCAAGAATGGGTATCTGATGGATTTAATTTAACAAATAAAAGAAATAAAGCAGAATTTTGGATTGCAAATGGGTACTATTTTTTAAAAATGTATCCTGGCGAATTGGAAATCCCAATCTCTCAAAGATACAGAATTTACAAGGCAGTAAATGAAATACAAGCAGCCTTGTTTAAATCAAAAGAATAATGGATTCCTATTGGAGCTTTTATGGATAAAATAAAACTATCAGATAAAGCAGAAAAAGAGATTGTGAACGCATCAAAAATGGCAGCGTTAGCCTCTTACACGGAAAACAGTCAAAATTTAATGACCATTGAAGAGATTGCCTTATATCTTAACAAGTCCTATACTTTCACAGTGAAATACATTGTTACTAAAGGCGACTTTCCGCAATCGAGATACTTTTCAGACAAAAATGAACGCCCTCGATATGTTGCTGGCGAAGTGGTAAAGTGGGTAAAACGACACACTAAACGTCAATAATAAACTTTCATCACTACGCCAAAATTACGCCAAATAATACCTATCTATTTGTTATCCCTATCAAATAAGGTGCAAGCTAGTCGCACCATATTACAATCCCAAGCTTTTTAGCTTGGGATTTTTCTTTTTATCCCCTGCTTAATTTGAATAAATCTTTTCTGAATAAACAGCATAAGCAAATGAAAATAATTTGCATTGATCGACGTAAACGTTTTCGCTATACTTGCAGCTCCTTTATTATCTATTGGGAAGCGACTATGAATTTTAAATTAAGCCTTATTTCAACCGCACTTTTAACCAGTTTTTCCATTTCTACGTTTGCAGAAACTGAGCAAGCCGTAGATACAAACACCGAGACGCTTGAGCAAATTAATGTTCAAGATACGGGTATTAAGCAAAATGGTTATCAAATGACAGGGACATCTGTCGTATCAAAAGCTGAAGTGCCAGTATTCGACACGCCAAATACTGTCAATATCCTTTCGACTAAATTATTAGAAGATCGTAAACCTGAATCACTCATTGATGCGCTTTATAACGTCAGTGGTGTAAGCCAAGCCAATACGCTAGGAGGTATGTTTGATGCCATCCAAAAACGTGGTTTTGGTGGAAACCGTGACAACTCAATTATGCGTAACGGTTTACAAGCTGGCCCAGCAAAAAACTTTAGTGCGACAACTGAAACCGTTGAAGTGTTAAAAGGGCCTGCATCTGTACTTTATGGTATTCAAGATCCAGGTGGTGTGGTTAATATCATTACTAAAAAACCACAACAAACGCCACGTTATGTCGTTGGTGGAACCTTAGGTAATCATAGCCTGTGGGGAACCCAATTAGATTTCACTGGCGGTTTAGGAAATGGTTTTGCTTACCGCTTTATCTATGACAAACAAGAAAAAAACTACTGGCGTAATTTTGGCAAATTAAAAAATACGACTTATGCGCCATCACTTTCTTGGGAAAATGATAAAACTAAAGTGCTTCTTTCTTATGAACATAAAGATATTCTTGAGCCATTTGATCGTGGCACAAACCTTTTAACGGCGACGAATGCCTTACCGGACATTCCTGTATCGCGTCGTTTAGATGAGCCGAATAATGAAACAACCGCAAAAACCGATAATATCGATTTCAAAATTGAACACAAATTAAGTGACGGTTGGAAATTAAATGCGGGTTACAGCTATGCTCGTTATAAATATTTCTATAACCAAGCACGTATTACAAATATCAATGTTAAAGATGTTGCGATCCCTGCTATTAAAAATAAAAAGGGCGAGATTACCTCTCCAGAATTAAGCGCTCGTCATGTACGCCGAGCTATTGAGCAACAACAAGGCGATCAACGTGTTCATAGTGGCACATTAAATATCGTCGGTGAATTTGGTATTGGTGATATTGCTAACCGTTTTGTAGCCGGTGTGGATGTTATGCGTAATATCCGCGATATTGGACCTATTTATAACCAAGGTATCATGAGTTCTGATATCAATATCGATCATCCAAATTATACCAATCCGGTTGCTGAACATAAAAACGGTAACGGCAACGCTTACCAATATAACCATCTCAAAACCGTTGGTGTTTATATTCAAGATACCGCTTACTTTACAGATAACTTTATCATGACAGGTGGTTTACGTTATGAGTACTTTGATCAATTTGCGGGACGTCATTGTTTAAATGCTGCAAACTGTAAAAAAGGCCAAAATCTAACAAGAACAGGAAATACTGATCAGCACGATGGTAAATTATTGTATCAATTAGGTGCCGTATATAAATTTACGCCACATATTGCGACATTTGCTAACTACGCTGAGTCTTTCCGTCCACAAATGAGTGTTGCAACACCTGTTAGCGGCGATTTAAAACCAGAACAAGGTAAATCTTTTGAAATTGGTGCAAAATACGAAAACTCTGGCTTCAATGCGACACTTGCATTATTCAATATCACCAAACG